GCCCCTTCTCCAGGACATTGATGGCTCGATGCGTTCCCTTGCAAATGCAATTAACTTGGGACGCGAGGTGCGTCGTGTTTCAGCCTCGTCGACTTACACAACGACAGATCGAGGTACGTTTGCAAATCCGTGGCTTGGTGGCGGTCCTCCCGTTGGTAGTTGGAACTATACCATGGCGACCACCTCTAAGTACGTGATGCGCTACCGTATCGACAATCACGTTGTTGCGTTTCTCGCACAGACAGGCTTCACTAATCCCTTGAACCTAGCTTGGGAAATTCTCCCTTACAGTTTCGTTGTTGATTGGTTCCTTCCTATAGGACCTTACCTCGAAAGCCTTTCTGCTTTCGGTGGTATGGTCTTTGTAGATGGATCCGTCAGCGACCTAACTGTGATGGAACATTCTGCCTCGGTTAGCTTTGCGGGTCATGGTAACGGTGAGGGCGCTGGTGTAGAACGCGTTAACAGAGGGCTTCGTCGTGTTCGAGTGGTGAATTACAATCGTGGTCGCCTAACTGGCTTTCCACGAAAGGAAGTTCCTGCTCTTAAGAACCCGATTAGCACTCTGCATGCGCTTAACGCCATTGCACTCATGGTCCAGGCCTTCAAGCTCTAGTAACGAGGCGCGTTCTCTTTTTATCCTTTCTGAAGGGAGTTTTAAATGTCAGCTATCGCTGATATCAAGACGTCGTCGATAGTCGGTTCAACGGACACTACAACGTCCGCAACCGTCTCCGTCGACAAAACGTTCAACCCCGAAGGTTTTCGCCTGCCGGGTGTCGCGCGTTGGGTCGACCGATCGGGCGGTATCGCGATCGGTTACCCCGCCTTTTCCCTGTCGGTACGGCCGCCTTCCAAGACGAGCCGTATCTACCGGGTGACGGCGAAGCTGTCCCTCCCCACGCTGGAAGTTACTTCGCCTTCGACGAGCACGGGGATTCAACCCCAGCCGACGTTGGCGTATACCTGCCAGGCAGTGATGGAGTTCATGTTGCCCGAGCGTTCGACGTTGGCTGAACGTACTGCGTTGTTCAGCCATCTCCGTTCGCTCTTCGCAACAACGATCCAGGCCAGCGATGCTGTTCCGTCGGATTCGACGGGCTCACCGCTGATCGGGGCCGTGTTGAACTACGACGCGCCGTTTTAATCGGCTAGCCGTAGTTTAACTCAACTCTGGAGGTTCCTTATGTCTTCTACGAAGCGTAAGGCGCAGAAGTCGATTCTGCGCAGCTTTCGCGTTTCATCGGGAGCAACTTCCGATGCTGTTTATAATTTCCTCGAAGCCTTAGATTGCCCAAGAGCATTATCTGTGAGTATTCTTTACAGATACGGTGAGCATAAACAACTCGTCGACCTCGAGTGCAATCCGTCTGACTATGACTTAGTAGTCAGATTCAAGGCCGCTTACGCTGCTACTGAATTCTTATCCAAGTCTAAGTTTTTAAAACTGGACCGAGATTTGAAGACAGTGGCTTTGTCTAAATTCGATGAAATCGAATCTAGATGTAAGCGTATAAACTCTCGCTTTAGTAGATTGGAGTCGGACCCCCAGTTCAGGGGTTCGACCGTTTGGCTGCTTAATGCAGTTGAGCGGAAAATATCCAGTATACTTGGAGAGTTTAACTTTGACGAATTTGTAGACGCAGCGAATTGGGGTCCTGGCGCCACTACCAGAATACCGAGTAGGGGTGCTAGTTCTACCAATAAGTTCCAGCTAGAAGCTGGGATCACGCGAGATCTGTACGAGCTTATTCCGATGGATTTAATTATTCGTGCTTACCCTATCTGGGGCGAGCATCTCAAATCGAGGGGTGATTTTCCCTCATTCGAGGTCGGAAATAAGCTTACTACTGTTCCTAAGAATGCAAAAACTGATCGTGTCATAGCTATTGAGCCAGGTTTTAATCTCTGGTTTCAAAAAGCTGTCGGCACAATGATCCGTCGGCGCCTTCTCAGGAATGGGATCGACACGCATCAAGTATAGAGAACCAACGCGGGGG